TATCATCTTTTCTTGATTTATGTTTTATGGTTGTTGGGTTTTATGCTATCCCAAGCAAGAGACGATAAGTGTATTTTTGATATTTAAAATTGACAAACTTTGTTTTTTATGTAATAATTATTAGGTGACCCACACTGAAAAGAAAAAAATTATTGAAAAACTAGTTGTTGTACCTAAAGTGCAAAAACGAAACTTTTGGTCAAGGGAGATTAAATCATTAAATATATTAATCGAATCTTTTCCTGAAGATATTTTCTGGAAAGGCTTGACTTTTCCTAAATTATTTGATAGTATTATAGTTCTTCGCTCCGGATATTACGCAAAAGAGCTCCAAAAGAAATACAATTTATATAAATATAACATACCACAGAAACAATCAATTAAACTTGGTGAAAAAAGCGGAGAAGACTACATAAATAAAAAGAAACCAAAAACCATATTAGATTTTTTATCATGAGTAAAACAAAACAAGAAGAACCGAATTTAGCTTTATCAAGTTTCTTAAAACAAAATGAAGAACATCACTACAACTTTGAAGAAGAGATTGACTATAAAGTTTCTTGCGGTAGCCTAAAGGTCGACTTTGAGCTTGATGGTGGATTAGGTCCAGGATTGCATAGGTTTACAGGAATCAATGAGGGCGGCAAAAGCTCTGAGGCTCTTGAAGTTATGAAGAATTTTTTAAAAATGCCTAACGCTAAAGGTGTTTATATCAAGGCTGAAGGCAGACTCTCTAAAGAGATGAAGAAGAGGTGCGGTATTGACTTCACAGATAAAGAAGAGGATTGGAAACAAGGTAAATGCTTTATATTTGACTGTAATATTTACGAAACAGTTTTGGATTTGATGAGGGTTCTTGTGGCTAAAAACACAGAGCAAACAAAATATTGTTTTGTATTAGATTCTCTCGATGGTTTAATCATGAAAGACGATTTAAATAAAGGCTTTGAAGATTCTCACAAGGTAGCAGGCGGAGCATTACTCGGCGCAAAGTTTATGCAGAAAATGAGCATAGCTTTAGCTAAAAGAGGTCATATGGCTATATTTATATCTCAAGTTCGTGCTGATATAAAATTAGATCCTTACAGTAAGGCTCCTATCAGGCAAACAACAGCAACAGGAGGTAATGCACTGCTTCACTTTGCTAATTACATACTAGAGTTTGAGCCCAGATTCAAAAAAGATATGATACTTGAAAACCCAACTCAACCAGTTGACCAACAGAAAAATAAAATACTTGGTCATGTAGCCAAGATAACTGTTAAAAAATCTCCAAATGAAAAGACGAATTATACATTAGAGTATCCGATTAAGTACGGAAGAACTAATGGTACTTCTATATGGATTGAAAAAGAAGTTATTGATATGCTTTATTTATGGGGATATCTTAATAAAAAAGGTGCATGGATATCTTCTGAACCTGACTTCCTTGACATTATGAAGTCAAATAATTTTGATTTCCCAGAAAAGATACAAGGAGAGCCTAAGCTTAACGTTTTTTTAGAAGAAAACCCCGAACTAACCTCTTTCCTGATCGATCACTTTAAAGATTTAATTCAAAAAAATAGTAACTAAATGGTATTTAAAACATTAGTCGGTAGCTCTAAAAGAGTTAAAACTCCAAAAAAATATTTAATTAAATGGAGCGCGCAAAGTAGAAGCAAGTTGCAATTTTCAGTAAAACAATTCATGAAAGACTATTGGGATACAGATATAGTATTTGAAGAGTTTCCGATTGCTGGAACTAAAATGAGTTTCGATTTTTACAATTCAAACAAAAATATAGCGATTGAAGTTCAAGGCGGGCAACATCTAAAATATACTCCCTTTTTTCATGGGAAATCAAAATCAACCTTTCTTCATCAAATTAGAAGGGACAACGATAAACAAAAATTCTGCGAACTAAACAAGATTAAGTTAGTAGAAATTTATCCAGACGACAATTTATCCGTAGATTTATTTAAATCTTTCGGAGTTATTCTATAACATAAGTGTAATATAAAATAGTGAGCAATAATATTGATCCAGAAAACTTGAATATCTTCTCTATTCCCGAGAGCATGCTTGAAAAACTCTTTGAGTTTACAGGTGACGCTGATCACAGCAAAGGCTTTATACTAGCTTATGTTGATCAAGACGGTAAACCTATGGTTTATACTAGAAGTCAAAACCAAATCATTGAAATGGGGCTGAGAAAAGCTCTAGAGAAATACTTAATCAGCTTGGAAGAAGCTGAAAATATGTATGGCGCGGACAATGATCCGGAAAACGGTCTTGACTAAGTTTTCTTTTTCTGATATTATAAGTCGATGATATATTCTGCTGAAGTAGAGAAGCAGCTTCTTGCTGGACTCTTAAATTACCCAGATAAATACGTAGAAATCTCTGGTTTTATTAAATCTAAAGACTTTTTCTTTGGGCCGAATCAGATTATATATAGTTTTTTGAAGTCTGATTATGAAGATGGCAATGAAATTGATGAAGTAATACTTTCTGAAAGAATAAAACTTTCAGGCATCTCTTTTGAAGACAACATAGATGTTCCTGACTACATTAAAGCTTTAAAACTTAAAAAGTCATCCAAAAATTCAGTCAAAGAGTCAGCTAAAGAGCTTAAAAAACTTTCGGTGCGAAGGGATATATCTCAAAGCGCTACAGGTATCTCAAAGTTAATGAAAAACATTGATGCCTCTAAAAGCTTAGGCGACATCATTAATGAAGCGGATAAAATATATTCAGCAAACATTAATCTTTATGAAAACGGAGACCATGTGCCTTCTGACATTTTTGAAGAAATGGAGGAGGCTATCGAACTGAGAGGCAATAACCCTCAAACTAATTTCGGACCAGTAGGACCCCACCCTAGGTTGCATAATCTTTTTGGTTCTCTCTTAAGGCCGGGAAATATTACAACGATTGTGGCTCGAACAGGTGTGGGCAAAACACAGTTCGTTATGGACTTTTGCACTAAAGTTTCAAGGGAAGATGGAATACCTGTACTACATTTAGATAATGGAGAAATGAGCAAAGAAGAGTTGATGATGAGGCAGTGTGCCTCTTTATCTAAAGTTCCCATGAATTTACTTGAAACAGGTCAGTGGCGCAATGCGGGACCGGAAGTAGTTGAAAAAGTTAGGTCGGTTTGGCCTATAGTTAAAAACTATAAATTTTATTATCAAAACGTAGGCGGCATGCCAATTGATTCAATAGTTCAATTAGTTAAACAGTTCTACTATGGCAAGATTAAAAGGGGCAATCCAATGATATTGAGTTATGATTACATTAAAACCACATCCGAAAGCCTTGGCAATAAAACAGAATGGCAAGTGGTTGGAGAGATGGTTGACAAGCTTAAAAAACTCATACAAAGAGACATTCTTCACGACAACAAACCCGTGATATCACTTATGACCAGTGTTCAAAGTAACAGATCAGGCATAACAAACAACAGAAACTCTGACGCTATAGTGGAAGATGAAAGCATAGTCTCTCTATCAGATAGGATTACTCAGTTTAGCTCTCATTTATTTTCTTTGCGCCAAAAGACTATGGATGAATTAGCAGAAGAAAACAACTTATTCGGAACACATAGATTAACTTGCTTTAAGTACAGGCATCTAGGTGAAGATGTCCACCGGGCAATTAATCCAGTTAGAATGCCTAATGGCACAGACTTGAGAAGGAATTTCATTAACCTTAGTTTTGAAAACTTTGACATCTCAGAGGTTGGAGACTTACAAGATATGGTTGATGCTCAGGTTGATGTTAGCCTTGAAGCTGATAATAATTTTGGCAATGATTTAGGGATATGACGTCAGAAAAAATAAAGACTATTCTATCGGAATTAGGATATAAGTTGTCTGACTTTGGTAATCATTGGAGGACAAATGCTTTATATAGGGGTGGTAAAAACCCTACAGCTTTGCAAATATATAAAGATTCAGGTGTTTGGGTAGACTTTGTAAAAAATTCAGCCCACTTACCATTTGAGTCCTTAATAGAAGCCACACTGCAGACGAATGATTCAGAAGTAATTAAAAAATTAACAGGTGGACATGATTTCAGCATAGAGAGATCCTCCGAAATAGAAAAACCAAAATTAGAAATGGAAAAAACTTACCCAGAATCAGTTTTATCTAGGCTTTTGCCTCATTATAAATTTTACAATGACAAAGGTATAGACAGCGCTGTTTTGCATTTTTTTAAGTCAGGTTTAGCTACAGAAGGCGCTATGTACCAAAGGTTTGTATTTCCCATATATAATTCTTTAGGCCAAATACATGGGTTTAGTGGCAGAAATATGTCTAAACAATCAGTAGATAGACCTAAATGGAAACATATAGGCAAAAAATCTACATGGATATATCCTTATTATGTAGGAGGAGAAAACAATATAGTTCAAGATGCTATTGAATCAAAGGGTTATGTTGTGTTAGTGGAAAGTATAGGCGACCTACTCAACCTTCACCAGAATGGTATTAAAAATGTCTTAGTTACATTTGGAACCTCTTTATCCTCTAGCTTGATATGTTTTTTGATTTCCTTGAGCTGCGATAAAATTGTGATATCTCTTAATAATGATAGCGACAAGGAATCTAATCGAGGAAAGATTGGATCATTTAAATCTTATTTAAAATTATTGAATTACTTTCCTAAAGAGGATATAATAATACATCCACCAATTAAAAACGATTTCGGGGACATGACTCCAGAGTTATTTCCTGAATGGCTTAATTATATCGATACAGAAACCTTCACTTTTGATCAAGAAAACTATCACAAAGATGTTTTATCCTTAATAGACACAGGTGACATACCAAAAAGTCTGTACAAAAAGAAATATTTTTCATGAGTGAACTAACACCATTATCTGCCAGTAGAATTAAAAAAGCCCAAAGTTGCTCTTGGAGCTATTGGGCTACCTATAAATTAAAAGTTCCCGACTCAAGTAATGACGGGGCTAGCAGGGGCTGGATTTGCCACTTAATTTTTGAGCTTTTGGGTAACCCAAGACATAAACATATTTATGATGAAATTATACTCAAAGATTCTCTATTTGAATGCGAGCCAATAAAAAGATTAGTGGGCTACCACGCTAGAAAACTTAATGTAAATGATCAAGAGAATTTGACTTTGATTAATAACATGACCCTTGCTGGATTACATTATGATTTTTTTGGTGAAGCAGGAGGTAAATTAAC